CATGCGGATTGTTGCTCGGCTTCGGCTTGTTCGCCGTGGTCGTTTCATTCACCTGTAGGGCCGTCATCAGCTGCTCGGCCGCGACCTTCAGCGCCGTCGGGACCAGTAGGATGCGAGGCGTTGCACCGAGCGGGCGGCCGTTGGGCTTCGTTTGATTCCCAAACAGGATCTCAGCCGCCGTCAGAGCATCGATCGACAGCGCCGTATCAGCACCGGCCGCATAGTTCTTATGGTCCGCGTGGAAGAAGGCCTTGCCATCGCTCTGCACGGGGTTCGACAGAAGCAGTTCCCAGACCGCGTCAGCGATCGACTCGCCTGAGCCCATGCCGATCTGAAGCGGAATGTCGGTCATCGCGCCCATGTCGTCGTTGATGATCATCTGACGCGTCAGCGCGAACATAATGCCGTGCGTATCGGCCTGTTGGCTGAAGGTCTGGCTGTCGACCTTGCCGTGCTTGAGCTCCCCATCGGGCCCGACCTTCTCGAACGTGAAGTTGCCCGTCATCCGGTAACGGGTATGCGACTTGAAGTCGTTCACCGTCGCGATCTTGCAGATTCGTCGCCACGCGTCCTCGATGTAGTTGTAGCCCTGAAGCAACATCTTGTTCGCCAGGTTCGAGAGGATGCCCGGTAGACTGGCCGTACTAAACGCCGCCTGAAGCCATCCGCTCGCGTCGCGCCGGAACCGGGGAAGTCGCATTCCGCAGGCAAGCTCGCAGAACTCTTGGATACCAATCCCGCGAAGCTTGTCGGCCGCTTCGAGTGTCTTCGCATCGTAATGACGTTCGAGCGCCGAGGAAGTGATCCCCGTCGCGCCCATAGCAACCGCTTCGAGCACGGATGGCGAAGTCTCGTTCTGCGGAACATGCGCCGCCGGTGCCTTCGGGCGCGTGGCTCGCATCACTTCCAACTCGCAGCGAGTCAGGTCCCAGTCCTCTTCGAGCGCCTTCGCTTCGATCTCGGGATGCTCGGTGCCGCAGATCTTGCGGATCGCGGCAATATGCTTCGTCTCTTCGGCCGCTTCGCGCCGCATCCGCTTCCGGAAATCGTCGAACATGTCGTCCATCCCTGTCGACGCCTGAAGCGACTCGGGCGTTGCGGGCGGGGGTTGAGGTGGCTCAGGCACAGCAGGTGGCTTAGGCGTTTCCGGCGGCGTCGGTGGAACCGTCGGTTCACTACTGGCCGGTTTGCTAGTCGTTTCCGGCGCGGGCGTATCCTTCGTCTTCGTCATAAAGTCTTTCTCCTTCGCTTGGGCACTGACCACCGCGCGGGTGTTCTTGTCGGCGCCGCTGTCTACGAAACTGATTTCTCGCAAGGTCATCTTGCGAACGATATGAATCGGCCCTTCGAAACACTGGCCGTTGACTTCCGCCGTTTGGCCTGCCGCTAAGAACTCGGCCTCGAGGATCGGACCGCCGATACTTGCCTGCCATGGGAAGCCGTTGCCACCGGATCGCGCGACATCGCGAGCCCACGACGTGTCGCGACTGATCAGCCCCTCGGCCAGCAGCTGACCGCTATCGATGACGATTCGGTTGGTATGCCCGACCCCTTGGTTTGATTTGTGATCGAGCCGGATCGGCACGTTTTGCGAAGGGATGTCCAGTCCGGCCATGTCGACCACGACCGGATGCGGAAATCCGCTGATATGCATGATGCCGCCCGAGTAGGCGACCATCGAGAAGGTTGGAAGCTTTTTATCCCCCGTCGCTTCCAGGATCGTCGCTGGGGCGGTCATCGTCAGATAGTCGGGAATCGTCATTATCCTCTTCCTCGTCGGGTTTCGTTACGGGCTCTTTGAGTACCAGCCCCAGTTCGTTCATCAGTTCCCGCTCTTTGGCGATCTGCCGAAGGGCGGCTTCCCAGTCCTTGCCCTGGCGGGCGTATTCGTCGGCGAGTGTTGTCGTTAGGCTGGCCAACTTCGTTGCTTGGGCGCGTGATTCTTTCGTTGGATCAATCTGGTCATGAGAATCCCAAAAATACGAATGACCTGTCGACTCTTCCCACTGCGGGCCATCGGTGACGATCGTTGCGAAAAGCGGAATGGCAAGTCTTGCTTCCGCCATCCATGCGGTGAAGATCGGATCTAAGATCCGAAGTTCAAGATCAGCCTGTTCAATCCGCAATTGCTTAAAGTAGGTTTGATGGTCGAGACGGCCGCTGGCGTAGTTATGTTTGCTGCTGTCGCCGATCAGCACGTTGACTGGAACTAATAGACACCGGCCGATTTCGCCAAGAATTTCACGTTTAAACTCACTATAGGAAGTGTTAGGATATTCCGCTTTTATCTGGCCTAGCTTCCATCCGTCGGGAAGCGTGGTGGCCATCCGTTTTTCGAGCTCGACGATGTCCATCGGCTCGATTTCTGCCGCCTCGCCGCCCGCCGGGGCATCGGTATAAAGGACGGCTGCGAAGTCGGCTGCTGTTTCCGCCGCGCCGAGGACCGCGAGCGTGTAACGCCGAAGTTGCGCGAAAAGAGGTAAGGCGGGGGTGATCTCGGGAACGCCCCGATGTTGGCCAGGCCGATCGATGCGGAACCAGTGAAGCATCGATTCCGCTTCGACTGGATAGCTGCTGACCGTGCCTGTGCCGATGCCCAATGGACAAGGTTGCTCATCGACGATGTGGTAAGCGATCGGGTTGCCGTGTTCGTCAAGCTCGATCCCGTCGACCACGTCTGGCCGGTTGATCGTCGTGACAGGCGAAGTGACGCGATCCGCTTCGACAAGCACTACGTCGAGCTTTACCGGATGGTCGACGGCCGGGTTGTAGACAAGCATCAAAAATGCTTCGCCGTCGGTCGCCTTGGCCATTCGCATGGCCCGAAGCTTCCCGGGCAGATCAACGGCCGCCGACCATGCGGCGAACGACTGCTCAACCTGGCGATTGATCTTCGGTGGGCCGCTATAAAGCTGAAGTCGCGGCCCCGTACCGACACAATCACCGGCCACGGTAAGCACCATGCCTTTGGCATAGCTGTTATTGGCCACCTCGTAGCGAGCCCGGTTGCGAAGCGTTCGCCTTACATCCGGCGACATCGCCTGATCGGCCGTTAGCCCGTCGGCCGCCGCCCAGTGACGAGCATTCTCAGCGGTCGTCTGGGCGGCGTCATAGCGAGCGCGAAGCATGGCCGGGAGCGTCCGGCGGGTCTTCCTTCTTTTTCGAAACGGCCACATGCGCGGACGCCCCCGGGGAAAGAGTCATGAGAATAGAAACAGAAAAGACAGATAGAAAAGATTGCCGCAGGCCGATCACGGCCCGGCATAAAACGGAAGAGAAGATTAGCGTTCCGACTCGGCGGGCCCGTCATTCCAAAGAACGTTGTCAATCCACCATTGAGGCGGTTCCAATCCGGCCGCCCTTGCGAAAACGGCCAGCACGATGGCATAATAGGCGGGAATTTCAACGTGCATCTGGTTGGTCATCAGTCGAAGCAGGTCAACTGCCGCCGTACAGACGGCGCCATGGGAATCGCTACTAACCGTTTGAGAAGTAGCGTCCCGCGTTGGCGCCGTCTCACATAGCGTCAGAAAGGACATAACCTTGTCAAGCAATTCACCGGGTAAAGCGAAGGTCTGCTTTGTTTCGTCGGTTTCGACAATGATGTTAAGCGGCTTCGACGGCATGGGTACAAACTTTGAGAAATGAGAAGAGAAGTGAGATTGACCGGCGGAAATATTAAGTTGTCCCATCCGGCGAGATTTTAACAAGCTTGATACCGAGCCCTCGGGACTGGGCGGCCTTCTTCGAAGCAATGTGCTTGTCGGCCGCGATCTGCTCTTCAATTGAGTGCTGTTCGACACTACCACCGTCGCCCGATGCCTTCTTCAGTCCCGTTGCATTCTCTTCGATTGCTTTTTCGATTTCGTCGGACATGGGTGATACCTCGCCTGAAGTGAAAAGTTAAAAACCGTTTTTTCTTCCTCCTATGTTATATAGCGATTGGCGCCGAAAGTTTTTCGGTTTGGGGGCGGGTATTTTTTGAAATATATAAAATTTCCGCGTGGGAGCTTCATAAGTAAGTTTAGAACCGGGCGAACATCTTACGTCGCTTGGCGTTTTCCCGTGAAGTAATACGCGCGAGGTAAACGCGGCAAAATAAAAAATAATTGGAAGAGGGAAGCGGTGATCACGACAGGCTGCCCCCTGCTAGCCGAAGGAGTCGTAACTGAGCATTTATCCACTCCGACGGCCGCTAGTAGACAGGGGCGAGCCTGCGTTGTTACAAACTCGTTACTCACTTAGCTCTTTGTTTATGGTAAAATATCTTCGAGTGTTATAACGTTTGATTTTAGATGGCGATAGGACG